GCATGAAGGTACCCATCTCAGGCTTACCTTTGTAGGCTACAGAGTTGTTAGCTAACGCACGTTGCCCCTCGTTCTCCCACCACATACCAGACTTGGCGTGTGCCATCTGGTCATCGTTGAGGTTGCTGAGAGATATCAAGGCTGACCTGCGTACACCGCCAACAACCACAATCTCGCCCACCTTACACATCAGGTCGTGGCACTCGATAGGAAACAGCTTACGTCCTGCCGCCTTCTTAAATGTCTCTATAGTAAAAGAGAACAACTCCTGAAGAGGCTGTGGCCCTGATGCTCTGCCGCCCATAACCTTGAGGCGTTCTCCTGCCGCTCTCACAGCAGACATATCAATCTGTGGTATCTGTCCTGCATACAACAGCGCAACGAGTTCGCGGTATGCCTTGGCCCATCCGGGTTTGCTGTCACCCACTTTGATGACAGTATCCGTCTTGTGAAAGTTGTCAGACACGACAGGCATCTTATCCACGTTCTCACGTTCTACTGAGAATCCGACTCCTGTTCCACACATAAGGATATACATACACTCATCAAAACTACGGGGGCTATCCACAGGGATATAACTACAATTAAATCCAGCCACGTTATCTCGCTCAAGGGCCTCTCCTGCTGTCATCATAGCCCGCATAGAGGGCATGACATCCTGACTTAGTATGCTCTGTTCTATCTCAGCTACGTCAGAATCACCTAGTTTGTAGCTCAGTTTATTAAAAACGTGTTCTTTCATGAAGTTGACATACCGAGATACGGTCTCGTCCCAGTTCTCTCTGCGCTGGTCATCTTCTATCCAACGTGCATATCTGGACTTGTGAATGAACTGCTGATAGGCAGTGGGTAGTAGGTTACTCATCTTCTTTGTTCCCTTCCTTCGGGTAATATACATCTACATCACTGCCACAGTTTGGGCAGGACAAGTTTGTTATCATGGAGTACGACTCATCTTCATGGTCTATGTCGTGGTCGCCGCCCCATATCAATTCTGTTCTACAGTGCCAACAGTTCATGGCGACACTTCCTTGATTAGTCTTTCGAGGTACCAGTGGGCTTTCTTGAGGTCCTCGACTCCGTTTTTGTACTCGTGTCTCCATAGGTACTTGATAATGTTTCCTTGGAGATAGGACTTGTAGCCCGTACCTGTTGCCGCCTTGATTGCCTCAATGCACTCGATACCTGCCTGATTGTAGTGTGGCGGTTTGTTGACCATGTCAGCATATTCATGCTTCCTTCCTGCTTCGTTGAGTTCCTGCATCTGCCGCTTCATGTACTCTTCGTGGCGTATTTGGTCCATCATCTCTCGTCCCCGTCTCCGCTAATCTTGCCGCGTCTCGCTCGGTCTTGTAGCTTGTTGATGTTGTACTGGGCGACATGCTGTAGGTCGAAGCCTATGTCACGAGACAGTGCCGCACAATACCATAGCACGTCACCAATCTCTGCGGCAAGCTCCATCTTCTTCTGCTCGAACTGCTCGACATCGTAGCCATCGCGGATGAACTTCTTTACCTTGTTGGCAATCTCGCCAGCTTCACCTGCTAGTCCCAGTGCAGGGTAAGTCATCTTGTGCCTATCAGGATAGATGGCAGTCTTCACTGCTTCCTTCTGATAGTAGTTCATGCTCCACTGGTCCTTCATTGTGTCTCTCCAAAATTTACCTTTACTATGTTATCTTCACGAGCAAGAACCTTGTCGGTGATGCTCTGGGCTTCTTCGCTGTCTACCTCGGCAGAGAACGCCTGTGCCATAGATACAAAGCTAAGACGAGCCATGCCTGCATCCCACACCCTCTCAAAATCATTTTCCAAAAGCTCAATCATGCCACTCAGAACCACCATACCTGCAGGAATCTCACCGTCAGAAAACTCGTCCTCATTCGTGGTGTCATAGGCTGTCATACCAAAGCTGTCTTCATCAGAGTTACTCAGTATGAGATAGAACTTGTCTTGAAGAAGACTCGCCTTTTCCATCTGCATTTCTAAATCGTCTATCTTATCTGTCATTCTTCAACCACTCCTCAGGTATGTATTTCTCTGCCCATATAAACCCGTGCTTATCAGCCCACGCAGCATAGGTGGTTTTGCTTCCCTTGTATATCTTGTTCTTTGCATTTAAGAACAGGAACCGTATGTCAAGGTCGGGGTATTGTTTCTTCACCAGTATCATCTTAACGCGGTCACCCTTATCCATGTAGCCTTTGGCCTCAACAAAGATGTCAGCTTCCAACAGGTGAAAGTCTGGTGTGTACACCCTAGGCTTCGGAACGTAGGGTAGTTTCTTCTGTTCATACTCGAAGGACACGCCTCTATCTGCTAGCGACCTAGCAACGTTAATCTCGAAGGCAGACCTATACTTGGTGTTTCTCATGTTATTTGCAGAGCGAACTCTGCCTTTATTGTTGCCAGACGTTGCATCAGAAACTGCTCTATCTTTGGTGTGTGCTTTTCTAGGTAGTTTAACTCGTCGTTTATATGTACTGTCGGAAGGCATACAAGTGAACCCATTCGCAGATGATGAAGTATGGTTTGGATTTCGGTGTCAATCTTGGGCTTGTCCCTAGCTTCTGTGTCAGCTATCAAGTAACCCATAGGACTGTAGTTGTTTCTCAAGGTGAGAGGGAGGGAGTTCTCCAAGCCACGGACTTGCACCGTCGCAGGGTCTCCCCCTCTCTCCTCGTAGGTTTCAACATACACAACACGCATAGCCGGATTGAGTTGGGCTAGCTTCAAGGGGTATGTATCTGCATATAGAACAGGCATCAGAGTTGCCTATTCTTCAGTTTTGTGTACCACGCCATAGGTGGGAACTTCGCTTTCGATGTTACCTTAGGTGCGTACTCTGCGTTCTTCCAACACTCTTCTTTGAATGAACACCACGTACACGTCTTGGGCATCAGCTTGTTTCCGGTTTTGACAATCTCGCCTTTAAGCCTGTAGGTTTCGTCAGTAGGCGTGAAGGGTATGACTATATTATCGTCGTTGAGGATGCTATCCACGCGGCTCTCAGCGTCCTTTAAACAGGCTTCTCGTTCTTCTTTCTGGTCTTCGGGTGCCTCGACAAATGCCCACTCACCTGTGGACTTGTTAATTGCAATCCAACCACCGAACGGCTTGTTCTCAGACTCGGCATACAAGTGTCCCTGCATGACATAACCAAACGGGTCATCGTCCTTGATTGCATCGTACCCGCCACGTCCCCCGAACTTATTATCGAAAGCCCACGGGCTGGCAGACTTGACATCCCACACCTTCTCCTCGCCATCATCCATAATCAAATCGAGAGTACCTTTAATCTTCTCGCCTGACAGATTGAGTTCGCAGGAACGCTGGGTGTCCACAACATTTACACCTGCGGCTTTCATGGTGAAGATAGCAACAGCTTCCACCAAGTCCCCAATCAGGAAACGCACCACATCATTGTAGGCAACATCTTGCTTGTGACCCTTCTTCTCCATCTTCTGCTGACAGAGAGGACGACCGAGACCCGACATGCGGATACGATACCCATCTCTGCGTGACAGTTGCTTTCGAAGAGAGTCCTCGCAGTCTTTACCAAACTGTTTGATGAGGGACTCAAAGCGGGAAGAGTCAATCTCTCCCCGCCCTGCCTGTTGAAGGAAGTCCTGTATTTCTACAAGAGCTAGCATCAGCCGAACCGCTTAGACATATCGGCATCTGCATCGGACAAAGTAGCCTTAGTTGCAGAGGTGTAGTCGCCCATAATCTTTTCGTTGAAGCCCTTCACTGTACTTGTGAAGTCTTTGATTAGGGACTTGTCGCTGTCTGACATGCTCACTTCTTTTACGAAAGCTAACTTAGGAGTGAAGTAGGTGAGTGTACCTTTCTTCTGTTTCTCTGTAGTCAGTTCGATATAGGACTTCTGCATCAAGACTTTCTTCTTGCGTGTCAACTCTTGGTCGATGAAGTTACGCACAGGAATGAAGCCCGACTTCTTGAAGTAAGCTACGAAAGGCATACCCTCGATGACTGCCGCTGAACCATCTGCGTAAACACCATCCTTAACGTCAATGATACCATAGATGATTTGATTGCAGGTAACCGAACGGCTGAGTAGTACTCGTGGGTCATCGTCGGACAGGGTCTCTTCTTCCTGTTTAGCGAGTCTGCCGCACTTGTTGCCGCCTGTTGAATCAGGGAAGTCGCCTGAGATAGTCGGACGCTGGATGGAAGTGGCAGAGAACTTGGTGGTTTCTTCGTCCCATACCGACCAGTTGTATGTACGAAACAGGGGGCGAATAAACACCTTAGGTGCATACACATCTCCTGTGCCGTCGTTGATGCGCCAGTCACCCTTGGGGATTGAATGACCATCATCCGAATCCTCGTGGTAGTTGATGCTCAGTTTAGGAAGCCCCTTGTTAGAACTGGCAGTTGTATCTGCCTGTCCCGTTGCCGCCATGATTGCAGCATCGTCGTTGAGTTCGATTGCGGCAAGGATGCCGTCTAGTTCAGTGTCGATAGTCGTAAGTTGTGTACCCATGGTTTATACCTCTCTTGGGTTAAAGTTTAACGTAAAAGGATTATACCTCATAAACAGGTTCTAAGTCAAGCCAATTCTTACCCATTTTTAATTCAATCCCTACAGGCATGTCGTAACTGATATCGTAACGACGTTCTGTTTCTTGTGGCAAGCAGAGCATAGCCGCCGCCATAGTCTCGATGCACATCTGTTCTTCGCCGGGATACACATCTATTACAATAGAATCGTGTACCGTATTACAGATGAGAGATTTCATAGACTTGTCTATCATATCTTGATGTAGTTTGACAAGAGCCATCGGCAGTAAATCTGCAGTGGCAAACCCCTGAACAGGGTAGTTACAGATAGCTGTACGATTGGTAGCAGTACCCCACTCTGTCCACTTTGCGTCAGGAAAAGCGTATATCCGACCTGATGGTAGAGTTATTTCTTTTTTTGTTACTGCATCTTTTTGTAGCACCTTGTGCCATTCTGTCACGCCTTTGTACTTATCTTTGAACGCACGATAGTATCTCTGCTGGTCATCGGTACCACTCACACCACCATACAATGGCTTGAATGTGTGTGCCTTCGCTTCTTGTCTGGTACATCCGATGACACTGGCGGTGTAGGTATGAACATCAGTGCCTATCTCAACGTCTGTCTTGATGGCATCATCTTGGGCGAGGAACCCTGCAACACGAAACTCTAGCTGTGCATAGTCACCTTCTAAGATGGAGCCACCATCGAACCGACTTTCGATTGCCCGACGAATGGCAAACGTGGTACCTCGCGGCATGTTCTGGAAGTTGGGGTTACGGCTGGACAACCTACCTGTGGCTGTCACACACTGCATAAACTCTGTATGGATAAAGCCGTTGCCATCCATGTTGTTCTCCATGCCATCTACAAAGGAACGCAGGTATGTTCGCAGGGCAGAGTATCGGATGTAGGACTGGGCAAACTCACGGGCATCACCACGTAAGGTCAGTGACAAATCTTCTAGGGTTTCTTTATCTGTCTTAAACCCGCCTGATGCTGTGTCAAATGTGTCACGTGGCAATATCTTGAAGCCTGCAATCTCAGGAGTGCGAGTGTACTTGACACCTTTACCGTCGCAGGTCTTGCAGATACGCACGGCTTTACCTATGGTGCCATCTTTCTTCAGGGGGTTGAACCTACCCTTACCAGAGCAGTCCGAACATTGGCTGCCCACAGTCTTGTACATCACGTCAGTCTCATTGAGTACATGACGATTGAACTCGGCACGAGACATACGACGACGCATCTTGGGCTTCTTTGTTGCGCCACGCATCTCGTGTCCTAGGTTGAATATGTCTGCCCACTTTCTTTTGTCTCGTACCTTACAAGAGTAGAGAATCATCGAGCGGTCATCGGGACTGTCGAGGTTTACAGGAGTGTCCCCCATCGAGTTCGCGGCAAGTATATTCAGCCGCCGCTCTAGGGTGAACAATTCTTGTTCGTATTCATTGCGGATTTCAGTGAGTGTGTTCTTGTTAATCTTGATACCGTTCTGCTCTATGTGAGCCAGAACATTGGTCATCTCAAGCGACAGAAGCAGTGTGGGCTTTAGGTTGGACATTAT